GCTTTCTTCCCGGCAAAAGGCCAATCAAAATTGCAGAGAATAATCTCAAGCGCGTTGTCGTAAAATATTCGGCAAGCGTTTGCTTCTGCAGTCCGCTCCGTGTCTAGGTTTTGAATCGTCTTACCAAAACCCAAATGCAGGAGCGCAAGATTTGCTATGTCTGTATTAGATGCCACTTTTAATTGATCCCCATGATTCTTATTGCTGAAGCCCCCAAATTTAGTATCTGAACTAGCTTGCCAATTTCTCCTAAAGAAGTCTCCAAAGGAACAGGAACTTCCGAGCCAGGCAGTGTCAAAGTGATGAAAACTTTTCCAAGCTCATCTTTTTGAATTTGAAGCGTTGCGCCACTCGTAACAAAAGTGTGCTTTATAGATAGCGTTTCCATTATAAACTCGTCCTTCCAAAATTATCGTTCCAATTAGACATTACAATAGAAGCCTGACCCAATTCGTCGTAAGTAAGCTCCTGAGAAATACAAAACCAATTAAGCGTATAACTCTTAATCCCTTGGGTCATTGAACCAGAATCATTTATGCCGCCTAAATAAATAGGGTTTGAATTAAAATCACTCGTTGGCGACTGAGGCTTTGTATAAACAGCTCCGTTCATTTGAAGCTCTCCAATTAAGCCTGAATCTGTGCCTCGCCTAGCAAAACACCAACGGCCAAGAAATCCATCTGGATTAGTGTCGGCTGTATTCACAGAAAAAGTAGAATACTCACCCCGAAAACCAAAACCTGTATTAATAACTTTTGTTGAAAAATAGTCTCCAGCCCCGCCACGCACTCCGTAAATCGCTGCTGGCGATCCAGATGGAGCGATTGTCTGATATGGATTATTCCAACTCACACAAACGTCTGCGTTGTTAATGTTTGGGACTGGATAATCCGGTGGAGTATAAAGTGTTTCTAAATATGCAGTCCCATCAAAAGTACAGCCGTCGACATCTAATGACACTCCGTAGTCGCTCATGACGACTAAATTTTTACAGTCCGTTATAAAAGAATAATAATCATACGGATCAAAAATAGCTAAAAAACCTATCTTGTCCCAAATATTAGATTTACCAACAGAGTCTATTTTTCCTTTTAGTCCTAAGAAAACATTGTTTCTTATTCCCCAGTCAAAAGCGTCAAAAGGAATATTGGCAAAAGCAAAATAGGCCAAAGCGTCCGGGTCGTAAGCGAACGAGTTCAGGTCAGATCTTTTGCGCCTTATTCTCATTGATTAAATCGAAGACTGAATGAAGCTGGCTGATATATTTAAAATTCTAGAAAGCTTCTGAAGTTCCATCAAACTGCATTGAATCGGCATCGGCTCTGTTAAAGCTCCACCACTCATGACTAAATAGAAATTGTTTTGTGCATCTTTCTGAAGTTCAACGCTAATTCCACTCGTCGCGAAACTCGCCTGTAATTTTACTGCTTCCATATTTTCCCCTAATTTGTATTGTCCCAAGATTGATTGAACGCTCTTAACGTCCTAGTTCTTCCGTCTCTACTTAATTCAAAAATTGCCGCGTTACCCGAAGATCCAGCGCCTCCCAATTGTGCAATGCCTCCGTTAACAAAAACCGTTAAGAGGCCGTCGTATTTTTGCGCAGTAATTTCAATACTGCCTCCGCCTCCACCGCCGCCTCGAAGAGTCTCGGACTCGCCGCCGTATGCATAAATAAATCCATTAGCGCCTAAGAAAATTCTAGATACAGAGCAAAATAATCCAGCCCCGCCAGCTCCAGGAGAGTTTGTCGTGCCTCCGTCGTCTGCACCGCCTCCACCGCCCCCGGCTCCAGAAATTCCAGCTCCACCATCAGCGGCGCCGGACCCAAAAGCCTGACCTCCCTGACCTCCGATTGGAAACCCATTGTAGGTAAAATCCTGGTAGAGTCGTCCACTTCCAAAACCACCCGCAATAAATGGCGCGCCAAACCCGCTTTGACCAGTGTCTCCATTGCCACCGGTCCCCCCAAAAAAACTTCCGTAACCACCGCCTCCAGAGCCGCCAACTCCAGGAGATTCGTCGACGGAGTTAATTCCTATGACACTGACAATGCCGCCACCAGACTGAAAACTAACCGTATCGGCCCAAAGAAAAATAGCATCCCAAGTGTACCAATCTGCATAAAGAGAGTTGATACTGATATTGTTATACTTGATTGGATTCGTGCGAGTTTGTTCAGAGCCAAATGTCTGGCTTATATTAACGCCGTTAGGAAGTGATGTCCTTGATGGAGCGGTTAACCCAGCATACGGACCAACCGCAAAAAGAGTGGCCTGACCAATCGTAGCGTCTAGTCTCTTTCGGCGTCGTCTCATAAAATTATACGTTACTAAGCGCTAGAACTCTTTCGCCAGTAAGTGACAATTCTTTCTTAATCTTCTCAAGATGAGCCTTGGTCTCTTGAGTCTGATACTTCACTTGATTCAACTCATCGTAAGACTGAGCAAGCTCGCTTTTAATTGAAGCAACTTTATCTTCTGCTTCTTTTACTAAATTAAAAGCCTTTTCAGCCGCAGCCTTCAAAGCCGCATCAATCTTGATCTTCGTAGAAGACTCAATATTTTTAGCTTCTTTATGAGCCGAATCAATCGCCTCTTCTGCTTTCTTAATCTCAAGCTTCTTTTGATCTAAAGCTTTTGAAGCCTCATCCGCCTCTTTGTATAAAGAATCTTTGCGAATCTTCGCTTCAGAAGCCGCATTTTCTAAATTTCCAATTTCTTCCAAAGCTGCAGCACAATCCATCATTGGCTTCAATCGATTGGCAAAAGTCTTTAGATCCTCTGCTGCTTTACTTGCGCTACTCATGCGACCCTCTTCATAAAAAGTGATGCGACCAAGTTTGTAGTTCCATCCCCACCCGTAATTCGAGGCCGAATAAATCTTGGTAACTCCGTAATTGCCTCAATCGAGGCAGAAGTTTTTGAAATCGCGTTACCTTGTGGATCAGTCAAAACCTGATAGTTCGTACCGTCGTTTGATCCTTCAATCTGAATCGTTCCACCCACTCCAAAAGTTCCTTGAAACTGAATAGATCGATCTGAATATCCAGGAATCGTCACTGGGTTTCCATCGTCTGTTAATAAAAGCCCGCTCCATGTAAATAAAAGAGCTGCATTCTCAAAGTCGTTTATTGTTGTAACGACTGCTGTTCGTGTTGCCATAAAATCCCCTTAAAAAAAGGGGGGCCATGAAGACCCCCCCAGTTTACTAAATGACGTCTTCGTCTAAAGTTGCGACAGAAGTCTCTTCCTCTAATTTCTTAGCCGGTCGACCGCGCTTTTTTAAAGGCGCTTCATCTTCCTCTTCTAAAAATTCAGAGACCTTAACCTCAGGCTTCATCTTCTTCATCCACTTGCCCATTTCGGACTCGTCTTTGATTTCGAAAACTTCACCTTTTCGTCTTCGCCGATTGTCGTAAAACCCTAGTGCCATTGCTTTTACACGTATCATTTAGTCGTTACTCCTATTATCTAATTACCGCGAAACCAGAAGCGTAGTTAGCTACCGCGTCGATTCCATGAATAATTCCAGCGGTAAAAGAACCAGTCGTTAAGTCACCGTTCGCTACTGTGTAGCGAAGCTGTGCAAAACGCTCGTTCATTGCGAGTGGCTGAATTCGAGCGAATCGAATTGCGCCAACAGCCGAAAGAGCTGGGAAAACAAACAATGTCTGTGTGGTCGTCGCAGATGAAAAACCGGAGTTGTCATCTGTTTCTAAAGTCACAGTAATTGTTGTGTTCGAAGACGAGTCCGTCATCGCTACGTCTACGTTACAAAAAATGTATAGATCCTCGCCCACTCCGATGTCTCGAATCTGGCTTAAATCCATACTGTCTGTCGAAGCTGCAGTGGCCGTAACCGCCTGCGCATTCGAAAATAGTGCTAATGCGTCTAAATACATATTCTATAATCTCCTTACGATACCACTGCTTCAGTGATTAAAAGTTGATCTACAATCTTCACGGGAATACCTCGGAACATGTAGATCGCTTTTCCATCTACAACTTCATACGTCAATTGACCCCCGGAAATAACATCCGCTCGGCGCTGAATATCAAGATACTCAAACACAGATCGGTTCATGTAAAATACAGGCTTACATGCATTCAAGTTCGGAATTCGATGAAGTGCCTTAATCATTGCCGTAGTGATCGCTGCAGGTGTGGTGTTTGAAATCAAGTTACCGGTATCGATGTTCGCAATACGAACAACGTATCTCCAGTCCTTAACACAAAGTCCCGCTCTCCAAATAAACTGATCTTGATAAGCTCGCATACGCGCGCCAGGAAGACCCGCAGTCGTCTCAACAGTAACTTCTCCAAGATCCTTATGCTGAAGACCAGCTTGAGAACCTTTAGGAAAAATACCGTGAACAGTCATGTCGCCCCAACCCACTAAGTAAATAGAAGATTGATCCGAACCTGACGCAGTTCCAGCCAAAAGCACGTTTTGTCCGTTACCTGCAGTTGTCGAAGAATAACGAACCGCAAGTCCGTTAAATTCCTCAGGTGCAATACCGCTGTTTCCGTAGATAACAGTCTGAGCCATCTCCTGAGACATTGCCTCAAGGAATGCCATAGACTCGCTCAATCGGAATCCAGCTACGTCATCAGCAAGTTCAGCAAGCGCACAATCTACTTCAGACCATGCTTCGAGCATCCCGCAGCCTTCGTCGATTTGCGCAGTGGTTGATTTGCTAGGTTGAACGCCTTGGTTAAGCAATCGCCAGAAAGTTTGCGGCAAACCAGTTCGAACCGAAGTTCGGTTACCAGTAGGCAAGTTTCCTTGAATGAAAACCATATCGTCCAAAATTGCATTCGTTTGACCAAGTAACTCGATGATTCGAGCTACAGAACCATTTGGATCATAACGCTTCGCCCAGTCGGCTAGGGTTAGATTCCCTGCTCCTAATAGTGCCATAAATTATTTTGTCCCTTCTTTTGGTCCGTATAGAACTTGTGCGGTCGGCTTCAAAACTGGTGCCGTCGTGGATTTACCCATAATCAGCTCGTCATTCTTCATCGCTCGCCCAACTCTTGCGGCCCATTTTAAAAGTCCTGGATTATTTCCAAGACCCGATTCTTGTAATTGTTTTTTAAAATCCGCGTCCCCAAACTTGTCCAACACTCGACTCGCTAGATCGACAGTTTCTTTAAACTTCTCTCCACCAAAATCTTTGTCGGCCTTCAGTTCATTGGGCCACGCTTCAATTGTTTTTTTAACCGTTTGCACTTGGCTTTCATGAAAAGCCTTCCAAGTAGAGCTGTCTCGTTCTAGTGCCTTTTGAGCCTCTTCTGGAGAAACCTTATTTTCCTGTGCCCAGGTTTTAATTTTCTCCACGTGCTCAACGGGTAAGAGAGACCCTTCGGGTATCTTTAGATCGAGCGTCTGCGGCTCAACCGGAATCGATTCCGTTGGTTTTTCTTCTACTGGTTTTTGTGCCTCCGCAACTTCCACCACTGGAGTTTCTGTTACGGTTTCCGTGACCACTGCAGTGGCCGTAGAATCTTCTGCTGTCATTTATTATGCTCCCTAGTTGATTGCATCATTTCCACAAAGGCCGATGCGTCGACCCTGAGGACTTCATCTAAAAACTTTAGCCCAATCGAACGACGCCCATTTACAAAGTGCAGCTCTTCGCTCGTCAGATGATTTGCCGTAAAAACATTGGCAGCTGATAATAGACGCCAAACAAATCGACGCCCTTCGGGTTTAGATAAAATAAACTTCAAATCGCTTTCGTGCTGAAGCTCTCTTAACTTTTCCTGCTTCTCTAGCTTTTTAACATCTGATGGATTGTTAATATTAATATCCACGTTAAACATGTCTCCATGTGGTTCGCTGAGTAATTCGAGTAATTAGCTGGCTACTAACGCCGTACTCTTTAGCTAGATCAATATTCTTAATCCCTTGAGATCTTTTGACCCTAATACTAGCAACGTCTTCTTCTGTTAGTTTTGCTTTTGAATTTAAAGACCCAGAAAATAAAATGTTTCTGCCCTTTAATTTTCTATCCAGCATATTGTCATCATTCGTTCCTAAAAATAAATGGCCTGGATTGACGCACGATGGATTGTCGCAGTGATGACAAACGAGCATTCCCTTAGGAATTTCTCCATTTATCAATTCCCAGATAACCCTGTGAGCTAATGTAGATTTGCTAATTTTTGTATTCAAAAGGCCGTAACCTTTTTTATTTTTAGCGGCGGTCCAATTCCAACATGAATCTGATTTTTCTACCTTGTCCCAAATCCTTTTCATACGGGTCCACCTGTGAGAGCGGTCAACGCATTGTCTCCGTCAGTAGAAGACTGCGCTAAGTTTTTCGCCGACTGAGACAAAGACTGAATCGCTTGCAACTGATTCTGCGCTTGCTGCGCTTGAGCCTGAGCCGCACGAATCTCTGCAACAGCGTCATCGCTTCGAATAATCCCAGGCGCAAGCCCAGTCATCTCTCCGTAAACATCTAGAAGCTGATCCGTATCCACCTTCTGAAGCGCTGCAGGATTCACGTTCGCTACTTGCAAAGCAAAGCCAGTAAAGCGCTCTATGCCTCCAACATTCAAAAGCTTCTGCGCCTGCGCAAAAATAGAAATGTAATCGACTGATAAATCCTGACCCTCAAGCTCAGGCGGTGGAGGGGGAATCTGACCAGCCTCAACCATGATGTTAAACACGTTATCGATGAGTGGATCTAAGAAGTCGTCATTGAATTGCTCTAGCACCGGGCCAAGCGTGCTCAGCCGCTCGTTATCCGCAAGTCTCGCTTCAGTCGCAGTAATGTCGCGATCATTTCGAAGCATACTCTGAAACAGATCTACAAAATAAGCCTGCTCAATTCTCTGTCTTACCTGATTCTGCTTTCCTTCAATTTCAAAAACTCTTGGGTCCACTTGAATCGCAGGACTAAACGGAGTCCCACCTGTCGACGTATCCGTGTAAGTAATTCCTCCTGGAATTAAAGTCGCTTTAGTTCCACGAAGACTGGTCGGCCCTTTCATGGGCGGCGCGACTATCTTCTCAAGCGCCTGCGCAATTCGACGCTCGGTTGCTTGCAACTGACGAACATCCCCAAGCGCTACCATTCCAGGACAATCCGTCCCGTAAGAATCTTCTCCGTTTAACTCCCAGCGTGGAAACAAGCCTGGAAAGAAATCATATCCTTTTTGAGATAAAAACTTCTCAGGCTCCATCATTGGGCCAGATAAATAATTCCCGCCGCCGCGCAGTTGCACTCCACTTTCGTAGTAACAACTCAAAAACTTTTTATACTTAGACTGCAGCTTTTCCGGGTCATAGTCAGGATTCGGCTTGATAATATGCGCGACCTGTACCCACTGCTCCGTATTTCCAGTATTCCAAAGACCGCGCACGTAAGTAGATATATTCGTCCAATCAATCTCTCTCGTTTCTGGATTAACCCCGAACTTCTCTACAATCTGACGCACCGTCATCATAAAAGTGCGCGTCATCGTATCAACAATCATTCGCTGATTATTTGAAATCGAAAAACTACCAAGCGGTAAAGCCGTGAACCTTACAGTCGTATCAATGTCCGGCTCTAAAAATACTCCAGCCGTCGCATAGTTCCCCATGTTGCCGTAAGTAAGAGGGAGAACTTTGTACAAATTCGATTTGAAGAACACCGTCGACATTCGCTTGGTGACTTCGTAAAGCCAGTCCTTCACCGGGTTGTACTCGGAAAGATCCAAGTCTTTAATGGTTAAACGAAACCACTCTCGAGAAGGAGGCGTTATGCCGGACATCATTCCAGCCTGCAAAGTGCGAAGGGCAAGCGTTGCTGTTCCATCAATAATCGATTGGTTTCTTCGATCGCCCTTGTTCACGTCAGAGACTTCGAACCGAGCGCGCCTAGGAGAAACAAATCGAGAAATATCCTGCCAGTGAGAAATAAAACTCGAACGATCGAGTTCTAGTTGATTTCGAATCAGCTCATATTGCTGCCGCTTGGTGAGAGCCGTAAGAGGATAAACACCAGCGCCTTTAGAATTGTCAGCCACCTATTAAAGTCCTTTGACCCATGTTGCCTGTACTTCCAATGACCGATGAAAGATCTGGAGTAGCTTGAGCCCTAACAGTGCCTTGAATCCCAGAAGGATTATAAACAGGCCGTTGTCTCGCTCGATTTGCTGCACTTAAGGCCGTTTGAATTTCTTTGTCTCTCGCTTGTTGTTTTTCAAGCTTCATATTTTCCTGAGCTTGAGCCGCTTCAGCCTCTTGCTTTCGACGTTCTTTCTTTGCTTGGTCTTTTGCCGCTTCGTTTTCGCTGACTTGATAGCCTGCAGACGCCCCGGCGAGAGCCAAGCCAGCCGCAGCAATTGATGTCACTGCCATTAATTTAATCTCCTGCAATAAATAAGATCGACAAGCTCGTAGTTTAACCGCTCGAGCATAGAACCAAAGTTGTGCGCTTTCTTCACGTGATGAGTGACGATCTGAATGCCTTCTTTTTTTAACTCTTCGTCGCACCACTTTATAAATCGATAGCCGTTCATTCCACCGCGAATTGAAGGATCTAAATAGATCACGTCATTGTTTGCTTGCAGTGACGATTTATAGTGAAGATTAGGTCTCACCATAAAAACGGAGTAGCCAAAAAGATTTTTATCTTCGTCTCTAACTGTGAAGAGCCTGACTAATCCAAGTTCTACTAATTTTAAATAGAGATCTGTATCGGGCTCTAAGAGAATATCTTGATAATGAGCAATTTCTTTCCAATGATCTTTAAGGAGGGGGAACGCTTCGTCTAATATTTCTTTTGTTAGAGTCTCGCGTGCGAAAATCAAGAAATTCCCCTTAAGATCTTAAAGCTGCCCAACTTAATTACAATTTACAAGGGGAAGATTTACCTTATGGGTTTACTCTTACAGGCATTCATATTCGTCATTTGTAAATCTTCCCCACGTCATTATGAATTGATTTGTCAATCGTGAAAAGCCGCGTTGCGCTACGTCACTTAAACGGATCGAATTCCATCTCGCACACGTTCGACTTGTCCATCCACGCGATCGTCTCCCCGTGCTTTCCTAGCTTTGTGGGTAGCTCGGGCATTGCAAACGTACATGCCAAGGCATCCGCTTTGTCGACTGAAAACCCCAAGCGCTTTTTAATCTGCTCTTTTTCTTCTAATCGAAACTTTCCACCTTGAAATGAGTAAGTCGGAGTCGTTAACTCACGCACAAGCTCGGGATCTTTTGGCAACTTCCCTCCGCGCTTTACCCATTCCGCTAACTTAAAATGTATTTCTGAGCGCTTATTGAAATATCGCGGGTCCGTCGGAGACCCTGCAAACTGCACTTCAATCGGCGAGTGACCCGCTTGTCGAAGCACGTCGACCACGCCCGCACCGTAACCGCCAGTTCCGTCGACGAGTTCTAACTCGGAGCCCCATTTTGCTTTTGATTCTGCAATGCGAGCAGCGACGTCGGTAGCCGATGCGTTTCTCAAGACCACTGGCTTATAAGCCACAAGACCCTGACGTGGAAACAACACGGTGGAGTCTAGACCCTGACGAGCGACGTCGACTCCGATTCTCTTTTGTGCAAACTCGTATTGATCGATTGTAAGATGCCGATTCATCGCGGTCTCGACTTCTTGAACCGATAGAAGAGAGTTGAATCCGGTGTCTGGGAATTCGCCTAGAATAGTGGCACGAACCCATGGGTTGGACCTGCCGTACATGGCAATTTGTTGACGCGCATGTTCGATGTCCACACGTGGCGTTCGCTTCGGGTCGTCTGGGTCTGAAGTAATTGTAATCATGTCCCAGCGAGAGCGCTCGAGAGTGCAAAGATTGTACAGAAGACCAGTCGTAGAAGTCGGGTTTCCTGCGCACGCAATAAGTCCGTCTTTCACGCCTCCTGTAAATATCTGCTCGGCTTTTTGGCCTAATTGAATTGGAGCGTCACCGATTTCATCAAAAAGAATGAAAGGATACTTTGAATGAAGACCGGACAATGACCGGCCAATTGAGTCAGAATCGGCGTCTTTTGCGTAAGATCTAGCAGATAGAAACCAAGTTTCTTTAAAATCAGTCGCGTATATTCTTTCAGCCGTCCAAGTGAATGCCGCTTTTAATAACGGAGAGCGTTCACGCCACTTTGAAAGTTCAGCGAAAAGGTTATCACGCAGGTTATTAGCACCCTCACCAGATATGGCAGCGCCCTTGGGGTGTTCACCTTTTTCAGCAAAACATAATAGGCGATGCCATCCGACCCACGCGAGAAGTGAGGACTTGCCCGCGCCAGTGCATGATTTCATGACTAAGCGTCTGCGTGGTTTCATTTCAGATCCAGAGAGAGTCTGAAGAGCGTCGGCCTGCCAGGCGTCGGGTTCTATTTGGAATACTTCGCGAACGAAACTAACTGGCTGTTCGCGCCATGCTCGTATGCGATCGGAAGCTTTCAAATGACGTCTTCGTCCGGTTGATTTGCGGCTTTAGCCGTCTCTTCTTCAGAAAAATCTATTCCTGATATTTCAGTTTTGGCGGCTTTTGCATCCAATTGAACTTCATTTGACGGCATTTGTAGTCCAAATGGGTTTCTGAATAGCCACTCTTTGACGGCTAATTCAGTAACAAAGGAGGCAGATAGACCACGATTGGCGGCAATAGCCGTCCTAAGTAGAGAGTTTGTGGCGGCAGAAAGACGCACTTGGAGGCGATCGCCGCGCTTAGCCGTCGCATTTGATTTTTTAGTGGCGGCTTTTGAAGTACTTTTGGAGTCAATTGAAGTAATTTTTTCTTTCATGGACGGAATAAACCGCTCATTAAAAATCTAATCAATCCTTTTTATTTTCAGGAATAGAGCCAGAGACCAGTGACTCTAGAGTCACGCTGCCTGAATGTTCGACGTTAGATTTGTCACGCCAATCGAGCATGTTCTTAGTCATCCAAACAAAAGCAGTTGAGTTGAAGTTTTCTATTTCACCCTTGGCCCCCGTAATGCCGAGCTTTTCATAGAATACTCGCTGTTTTTTGCGTCCTATCTTTTTGGAGGCGGAAAATTCTGGGTGGACTTTTTCCCATTCGCGGAGAGTGTCATCGCAAACGTCTGCGATAACGCCGAAGGATTCGTAAGATAGGCCTTCAGCTAAATGGTCTTCCAGCATTTTACAATACTTAGGGTCGTATTTTGAAGGACGTCCAGCCGTCACAGCTTTAAGTATCGCACAACAGCGCTGGGCGACAAGGGTGTTTAACACCGTAGCCTGTAGATAGTTATGTAACCCTAATTCCTCGCCCCTCGCCGCTCTCGCCCCTCTCTCTGCTATTTCCATATAGCTTATAGGAACACATGCACATGCTACCACCCCCCACTCATACTTGTGTCCTATTATCTATATATAAATAGAGGCGAGAGGGGCGAGGATAGAGAAAAGCGCGTATAAATACATTAAAATGCGTTTAAAGTGGCCTCGCCCCTCGCCCCTAATTCCTCGCCCCTCGCCCCTAATTATCTTCTGGTTTCCAATATTTTTGGCTACGGCCATCAAGCCATTGGTCATAGCGAGTCCATTTAAGGGCTCTTAAGGCTCTAGCGATGCGTTTTTGATGTTGTGAAGTAAAATCACCGCTTTGAATTCCAAAAACTTCAGAAGCGATTTCCATGAGTTGAACTTTGTTTTTTAATTTTAAGAAGGCAGATATTTTATTTTCCCATTCATCCACTTCGCGGCGAGACTCTTGTTCGTAAAGGGCTAAGTTTTTAGGAACTTCATACCAAGTGTCGCCCCTCAAATATCTTTGATAGGCTTCGGCGAAGAGCTGGTCTCTTTGTTCTAAGATAAGATCTCGATCGATATAGTCAGTTTTTAAAGGCCAGAATCGTCGACCGCCGGTGACGTCTTTAAGGTAGCCGACTTCGTTAGTGGTGCCGACAAAGATGCAGCGGCGTGGGTAGTCTTTGGCGCTGCGTGCGTAAGAAGCCCGGTAGCGGTCAATTCTTGTGGTCAAAACGCGTTTGATAGCCTTGTCTTCAGCACGTGAGAAGCTCTCGAGTTCGGCTATTTCGACAATAAGTTTACCGGGAAAACACTGCAGGAAGTCTTTAGAGTCAACAGCTCCGTTTGCGAGTGTATGCCATTTCCCGCCGATGGCTTCTAATCCACCGGATTTTCGAGTTCCTTGGGCTCCTTCTAAAATGACCATTTCGTCGACCTGGCAGCCTGGCTGGAAGATTCTGGCCATCATACCGACCCAGAAATTTCGGCTTACGGCTTGGGTATATTCGCTTTTTTCGACTCCAAAAAAGAGGGTAAAGAAGTCAGAGATTCGGTCTAGTCCATCCCACTGAAGAGTTTTTACCCAATCGGCAGGCTCATTTCGGATGTCATGAGAGGCGTGGACGCTTAAGGCTTCTCGAACGGTTGAGATATAGAGATTTTCTAAATTAAATTCCGACTGGAGATAAACCAGAAGCTTAAGGGGCTCGAGATCTTCGTTCCACTCTCTTCGTGGGCCGCTCCATTCGGTGAAAAACTTGTCATGAAATTCGTCATACCAAATAAAGCCTTTTAGTGGGGGCCATTTTTGAAAGATTTGCAGGATGACAGAAGCGTTTAAAATCGGCTTGCCGCGCTCATTGGTATAGATGCCGCAAAGGTCATACTTTTGGGCAATAGTTTCCGGGATTGCGGGGATCGATTCGCTGGGCGCGGCGTAGTTATTGATGACCTGCACGTTAGCCACAGAAGCGTGAATTTTGAGGTCAACGGTTTCGACTCGCTCTTTTGCCCAGGCGGCCACTTGTTTCCAGTCCCAGCCTTCGGACGCAGCGTCGGCGGCATCCCAGCCCCCATTTGCGGAGACCTGGATTCGTTTTAATTCCTTAACAGCGAGTTCTTTTAAATGTTTTGTAATGCCGTCGGCGGCTTTAATTCCAGCCGTATCAGCGTCGGGCCAGATAAGGATTTTTCTACCGACGAGCGGAGTCCAATCGGCCTTCGCCCAAGCTTGCGCGCCGCCGGGCCATGTCGTGACGACAAAGGTTTTTTTATCGCCGAGCATCCGTTTCACATGAAACGCAGCCTTCTCCCCCTCGACAATAATGACAACAGCGTCCTTATGATTATGTAAATCAGGAAGATTAAATAAAGGGCGTGGTTCTTCCCAGGCTTTATTGACCCATTTTTTTAGCTCTCCATCCCATGACCACGGAAGGAATTGTTTTTTATCCCCGGGCGGGTCATAGCGAGCGATCCAAAACAAAACGCGGCCTTCTTTGTCATGATAGCAGTGCTTTAAGGTCGGCTCTCCAAACTTAAAATGCTTCATGTCTGGATCGGGCTCATTTTCGGGCGGGGGGACTAAAGTGAGTTTCGATTTTTTTAATAAAGTGGGAGGGGGAAGGAGAACACTTTCACCCCCCAATGCAAGAGCGGCTTCATTTTGCTTTAATCTGTGGATGGCAGCATAAAGAGAAATGAGGTCTCCCCCCTTTTCTCCAGTAGCAAAATCAGCCCATTTGCCAGTTTGAAGATTTACCTTAAGGCTCTCTCCTGGCTCTCCAGCAATCGATCCGCAAACCCATTCTTTACCCTTTAGCTTTCCACCAGGAAGCCAAGAAGGGACGAGAGAAGAAGACTGCGAGAGAAGATCGGAACCAATTTCTTTAAAGTTCATGCGCGAAAAAGCCCCTTATAAAACGATTCAATCGTGGGCTGAATTGAGATAGTTTCAACGCACGAATCAATAAGCTTGGAATGTAAAAATTCCACAGAGTGAGGGCAAGACTTAAAAACTCTTGCCCTCTTTTTTTTTTCTTGGGACAAGTCACAAATGCTTATTGATCTTCGTAATATCGAAACCAAAAAATCAGAATACTCAACAATCCCAGACGGCACCTATACGTTTCAATGCACTGAGTCAGAACTCAAAAAGACTAAGGCGGGCACGGGGAGCTATATCAAAATCACTCTGTCTTGTTTAAATCAAAAGTATTTAGGCAAAAAAGTCTGGTTCATGTTCAATATTGAAAACCCTTCTGTGACCGCTCAAAATATTGGGCGCTCTCAATTAAAAGAGTTTTTGAATTGTGCAGGGCTTGATGACTCAGGCGTCAAAGATGCTAAGGATTTGATCGGCGCATTTGTAAATGCTTCTATAGCTACAGATCATGACCCACAATACGGTAGAAAAAATATTGTGACCAAGTGGGCGATGAAAGCAGTAGAGACTGAAAAGACTCAAAAGACTGAGCCTTCTGAAGACGTCCCTTACTGAGGATAAATGAAAATTTTAAGACCTTATCAAAACGAGTGCGTTAGCGCCTTGATGAAGAGTAGTGCTCGCGCATCTCTCGCATCCTTGTTTTGTGGCGCTGGGAAGACTGAAATATTTATAGATATTTTAAGTAAGAGCCAAGATAAGAGGTCACTTGTTCTTTTGAATAAGCTCGAGCTTCTCGATCAAACAGTCCGAAGAATCGGATCTGATAAGGTAAACATTTTTTGTGGATCTAGAAAAAAAGACGCTGGCGAGTCTGCGATCACAGTCGGAACGATTCAGTCTATTTTAAATAAAAAAGATGCTCAATTCGATCAAATATTTTTAGACGAAGTTCATGGAGTAAATTGGGAAGCTGCAGAAAGTAACTATTACAAACTAGTGAATAGGTTTTCTCAGGCTAAAATATTTGGCTTTACCGCGACCCCATTTAGAGAAAACGGTTTGATCTATGGACCTGGAAAACTGTTTAAAGAAATCACCTACGAGAAAAACATAAAAGAAGGAGTTGAAGAAGGCTGGCTTGTGTCTCCAGTTCTTAAAGGATCTCCGCTCCAATTTGATACGTCAAAGCTTCGCATTTCTATGGGGGAGTATGACCAGAAAGACGTTGCTAAGTTGGTTTCAAATTCATCTAAGCAAGTAGCAGATGCTTATAAAAAAACTTTAGATAGAAAAAAAATCGTTTGGTTTTGTTCTAATATTGAGCACGCAGAAAAAGTAAAAGAAGAAATTCCAGAAGACTCGGCGATTATTCACTCAAAGCTTTCAAATTTAGAGCGCGGAATGAATAAGAATAAGTTTGAGAACTCTGCGTGTCGGCATCTTGTTTTTGTGACGATTGTCGCAGAAGGATACGACTATCCTCCCATTGATTCTATTGTGATGCTAAGGCCAACAAGGTCGGCGACTCTTTATGTGCAAGTTGCTGGAAGAGGTCTTCGAATTCATCCAGGGAAAAAAGACTGTTTGATTTTAGATTATGGTCGAGTGATTGAAAAATTGGGGCCTTTAGATAATCCAGTTATTGAGTCGCCGAAAAAAAGAAAAAAAGGAGAGCCCCCACTCGAGCCTCCAATGAAAATGTGTAGCGGATGCTTTCAAATGATTCCTTCGGCGGCGAATGCCTGCACTATTTGCAAATGGGAATTCCCTAAAAAAGAAAAAGTTCTCTCAAGAAAGCCAGAAGAAACGAGACCGATTTTATCTTCAGTATCTACAAAGGAAACTTTTGAAGCTGAAATATTTAAGGCTGTTTTTTCTCAGCACATTTCTAAGAATGGAAACGATGGATTTAAAGTCGAGTATTTTGAAAACTTTTTTACAAGTCACATAGAATATTTAACAAAGCAGCACTGGAACATGAAAAATATTATGACTCGAATGGATCAGCTTCAAATAAAAAGTGGGGATCAAATGCCCATTGAAAGAAAATTTGATCCACCAAAAAAGATTCTGTTTCAAAGAAAAGACGGGTGGATTACTTTAAAGGAGTTTGAAAGAGCGGGACATAGAGATTCAAATTCTAACGTGGGTAAACCAACAGCCGGAAGCCTTCCTTTTTAAAATTAACCAGTCTGGATTTTTTGACGGCAAGGCGTGGAGAAAAAGAAATAATGGATCTTTAAATGGAGTCTCTGACTGCTTAGGTATTTGGAAGACTAAGCCGCTGGCCATTGAAGTAAAAAAGCCTGGAGAGAAGCCAAGCCGCGAGCAAACGGCTTTTATGAATCACTATATAAAAATGGGCGGCATTGCTTTTTGCGCTACTTCTTTGGAAGAAGTGAAGAGCGCTCTTTCATAAATTCTAAAATAAATTTTCTAGTATTTTTAGGCAATGAACCCCTTGTTATCCACTGGTAGATAGAATTTGGGTTAGACAGTCCAATATAATAAGCGAGCGCGTTTCTATTGCTAGGCTTGCCGTGGATAAATTTTGATAGTTTTTCAATGTCCGAACTATTTTTCACCTGCCATTGACTAACTGACGTTTGTCACATAGTCAAGAAGGCATGAACTCTGTGGTTCCAACTGACAGATCACACTGGCTCGAATTAAGATCAAAGGTCATTACTTCAACCGAAGTCCCAGCTCTATTCGGACTCAGCCCATACAAAACAGCTTTTGAATTGTGGCATGAAAAGCGCGGCCAAGTTTCAGAGTTTAATTCTAACGAAAGAGTGAAGTGGGGCACGCGCCTTGAGGCGTCCATTGCATCTGGCATTGCTGAAGATATGAGTTGGAACATTCGAAAAAAAGATGAATTTATTTGGGATGACGAATTGAAATTAGGAGCGAGCTTTGATTTTGAAATCGAGAATCCAAAAGCGATTTTAGAAATTAAGAATGTGGACTCTCTTCAATTCTCACGCGGCTGGATAATCGACGGAGACAATATAGAAAGCCCCCCGCATATTGAGTTGCAAATTCAAACTCAATTAGCGGTATCTGGATTAGATAAAGCCTGGATTGGCGCGCTTATTGGGGGCAATCGAGTCGAGTTATTAGAGAGAAATAGAGACGAAAAGATTATCGAGGCCATTAAAAAGAAAGTCAGTGAATTTTGGGCGAGAACAACTCCACCCGAAATCGATTGGGCCAGGGATTCTAATTTTATTATTTCTCTCTATGGAGAAAGTGACCCTGGAAAAGTTATCGACGCCACTGGAAACATAGAAATAGAAAATCTTGCAAAGGCTTACAAAGAATATGGTGCCGCTGCAAAAGAAGCCGAAGAAAAAAAAGCCGCAGTCAAAGCGCAAATTCTTTCGAAAATAGATCGAGCCGAAAAAGTTTTTGGGGAGTGGGGATCTATATCTTCCAAGATGATTTCTGGAAAAGAGATTTCATATTTTAGAGAAGGTTATAGAGATTTCAGAATCAATATTAAGGAGCTAAAATGACAGAAACAAAATTAGTAGCAAAACAAGCCAGCCCAATGGAGTCTTTTCGAAGCTCTATTACTAATATGCAAGATCAAATTAAGATGGCTCTTCCCACTCATATACCAGTAGAGCGATTTACTCGGACTTTATTTACTGCAATTCAGCAAAATCCAAGCTTACTAGAAGCAGATCGCCAATCTTTATTTGGGGCCGTGATGCAAGCCGCTCAGCAAGGGCTACTGCCTGACTCTCGAGAAGGGGCCATTATTACTTTTAAAATGAAAGACGGAACTCAAAAAGCAACATGGCTACCGATGATTGCTGGGATCTTAAAAAAGATTCGCAATTCTGGAGAGGTTTCTACAATTACCGCTCAAATTATTCACAAAACAGATCTGTTTAAATACTGGGTGGATGAAGACGGCGAGCACGTAAAGCATGAGCCAGATTTTTTTGAAGAAGACAAAGGCGAGCCCGTTGGCGTTTACGCGATGGCAAAAACAAAAGACGGAGATTTCTTTATCGAAGTTTTAAATAAGACAGAAGTGAACGCTGTAAAAAACATGTCTCGATCTAAAGATGCAGGCCCTTGGGGTGGACCATTTTATCTAGAAATGTGGAAGAAGACGGCGATTCGAAGACTAGCGAAGCGCTTACCCATGAGTTCGGACTTAGATGATTTTATCAGACAAGATGACCACTTAATCGAAATGAAGCCGACAGTGGTGACGCCAGAAGAAACTAAGCAATCGAGAGTGAGTCAATTGATTGAGAAAACGACTCCATCGGAATCAGGTGAAGGCTAATGGAGAACAATGAATTTCAAGAGCTTAATGCTTTATTTCAAGTTAAAAACGCAGCGCTCAATAAACCGACTGCAGATTTGATTAGAATAGAAATTTATTCAAAGCTTATGGATATTGCTGGTCGTCGTGGATTTGAAAACTTAGTAAGGATTTTTCGTGAAGAGCAGTCAGAGCTTATCGACTACTACAAATAAAAAATCTCTTCATCTGTGCTGGGGGGAAAATGACCTTCATCCAGAAGGATACGAAGGTCCTATACTTCGTTTAGATTTACTGGAAGAGCCTTGGGAAAAAAGATTCCTAGAAATAATGGATTCACCGCAAGGTCTGCAAAGAATTTTTTCTTTAACAAGCTCTAAGCATCCAGAAGTTTTAAAGCGACTTCCTAAGATTGGTGAAATAGTTCACCAAATAAAATCAGACATCGGCGGCAAAGAAGACGCTCTTTTAGGAATTGGAAATATTTTTAAAAACAAAAATCTGATTCTTAAGCACGGAGATATATCACGCGCTAAATGCTCTTACCAGTCTGCGACAATGATCGCTGCGGGTCCATCGATGAATGAGCAGTGGGATTTAATTAATAAAGACACTCTTATCATTGCGTGCGATGTCATGCTGCACCGCTGCTTAGAAAATGGAATTAAGCCCCATATCGTTGTGACTTCTGAACGCGTTGAAATGATGTCTCAGTTTTTGGAAGGGGAGAATCACAGTAATACTGTGCTGGTTTCAACGCTTGTTGCGCATCCAGAAACGATTGCAAAGTGGGAGGGGATTTTAAATTTTGTGGTCCGAAGAGACTTTATGTCTCATTGGCTTCCGTTTAAAAAACGGCAGCTCATAGAGCCCTATGCGTCCGTCATTCCTACAGCACTTGGCATTCTCGGGGTCCTTGGGATTAAGAATGTTCTTTTGCTTGGGCAAGACCTTTGCTTCCAGGACGGTAAATCTCACGCTGGAATGGGGAAGAAGCACGAAAAAGTTAAGGATTGGATCGAGGAAGAAGAGCATAAGAATTTTAAACTCAAAACTATTTGTTACGACGGAGAAGAGAGACAGACGACTGTTTACTGGAATTTGACCAAGCTTGGTTTATCAAGCGCAGCGAGTAAATTTAATATGAATCTAGTTTCTGCTTCTAAGCGCGGCGCCGTAATCGAAGGCGCTAGATACATGCACGCAGAAGAGTGGGCTGATTCAGTTCCTTTGGGCGGTGAATTTGTTCCAGAGAAAGAAAATAGATTAAGAGAAAAAGAAAAAGAAGATTGGGATAAAAAAACTCAAAGCTCTATTAACAATCTCATAAGGATGCAGACTCATTTTAATTCGTATCATCCAAAAAGCATTTTAGAAGACCCTTCTGTTTTTGGATTAGCATACTCCGCTTCAAAGCTAGATTTCATCATGTACACAAATGATCTTTTTCAACGCAAACCAGAAGCAGAAAAAATATTTCGCCAAAAGTTATCTGTATTGATTTCTGAGTTAATTCAGATCTTAAAGGAGAGTCAAAAATGAGACATCGCTGGGCTAATCCAACAAACGATTGGAGATACGTTGAGTCAGACGTTGATAATAAATGGAGCGTGTTCGTCGCTAAATCAGAATACGTTGACGATTTGTTTAAGGATAAAAAAGTAAAAACCTATCCAGTGCCAGCGCATCTTGCTCCGTCATTTGATGAAAACAGGCCAGCGCTTTTTGACCCAGAAACGATGAAAGAAGTTCGAATATGAAAGTCATTGTGCTCGACGGCACGGAAAGATTTTTTGTTTGCTATAAATGTCAAAACGAAGAGCCAATTGATTGGACAGAGATTGAAGATAGATCTGAAATAGAATGCACTGAATGCGGTGCAGAAATAATGATAAGGGTGGACTATGAAGATGTGGATTAGAAACAAGATACTCAGTTGGTTAGGAATCACGCCTGAGTTTTTGCATATACAGCTAAAAATAAACGAGCTTGATAAAGACATTCTCGCAACAATAAACAAGCAACTCGATTTTCAAGAGCAAATGACCGAAGAAGTTCGTCGATGCATGGAAGAGCTTTATATGAGAAATGAAAATGCTGTTTTGCAGCTAACCGCTGGTCATGAAAAAAAAGCCAACTAATGGAGTCTGAACTCGTTTACTACGACGCAGAGAAAGACATGATTTTTACTGTCGTTCATACTTCGCCTAGAGCGTTGTTTATTCATGACCTTTCTGGACCTCACTTTTTTTGGGGCCAGGACAAGACAGAGATTTCAAAACACTTAAGCCAAGATCATATTATTTCGTTGGGAGAATTATAAATGGAAACAGTTGAAGAGCTTTGGATTGATGTTGAAAAGAATCTGGCAAAGATGAGAAAGATTTTTGACAAAGATAACCCTGGAATTCTTACGGAGCAAATTGTTGCAATCAACGCTCTTACAAAGGCCATAACAAAGTACATTCATGCTGAACGTACCAGCGACTAAAGTATGGGTAAAAAGAAAGTACCTGACGAATGGCTTAGAGCTTGATGGCCAAGAAGAAGGCTACTGGCACGCAATTCGATTCTCTCGTCATAAGGCGATTGAATGTAGTGTGCTTCTAAGATCAGGCGCCAACTTCTCAGGTCTTCCGCTGGCAGCCCTTTCTTATTATCAACCAAGTGTAGAAATTTCCATTCCAGTCGCACAGTTTTGGTCTTGTCTATCTGACGACGCCAAGGTGACGGAGCTAGACTTCTTAAGACGGATGAGTTGCGAGGTTTTATTAAAAGACGGAACTCTGCAAAAGGCCGAGTACCGCTTCACGATTGATCCAGTAGGAAGCGGCACGCTTGCTGATACGAGTGATGAGTGGAAATGCTACCACATCCTAGCCTTAGACTCTGGGCCTTTAGTCGCATATCCAAACAATAGAATTATCTTTAGGGACGCAAGCCTTACAGACGGCACGGCTGCCCAAAAGAACTACAAGGTAAACACAACGGAATATTTAATCGAAGAATCAGGAATCAAGAATGATGGAAGATGGAGTTATTGAGTGAGCTACTTTACCCAGCTCAACCCATCCATCCCAATGCGTCACATTGATAAAGGCAGCGCTGAAGCGATTGGTGTTTTGGATTATGGAGTTGAGCACCACTTGTTATGGGTCTGCATACTTGATTCTGACGGGTCTATTTGGTCGTGGCCAAACACAGAAGTGAGAGGAATTGAGAATGTAAGCATCGGAAGGAAGTTATCAGTCATTGATAAAAAGGGGAGTTGATCGATAAGGCCTTTCGTAAGAGAATGAAAGGGTCTTAGACCTCTGATTCGATATAAATAGAAAAATCCATTAGTGGCCGGTCTTAGGATCGGCCACTTCTTTTTTAAGGAAAGCCAGATGGAAAATGAAGACAGCAAGACGAAGCTAAAATTTGAAGACATAGCTTTGATGGCCAAAGCACTCTCATTTGCCGCCGGGTTAATCAGCACAATGCCGCAATTTAAAGATAAGCACCCCGAAGAAGTCCTTGATTGGCTTTTAGAGGAAGGGAAAAAATTGGATTGAAAATCATATTCACCGCTTCTCGTAATCCCAACTTCTTCTCTCGATTAATCCAGGCGGTTGAGGGGACTCGTTTTACGCATGTCATGATCGAAACAGACCTATACTGGCCCAACTCCAAAGACCCATTTGTGCTTCAGTCCACTTGGTCACAAGGCTTCGTCCTCACCCCGCGCTCCATTGCGGTCGGCACTAAGGAAACCCTGGCATTTGAAGACGGCCTCCCATTTGACTGGAAGTTTACACGAAAGCTACTAGAGCAGTTTCAAGGAGCCCATTTGTATGGCTGGTCTCAGATACTCGCTCGGGGCCTAGAGTCGCTAAACATTAAGCCGCCTCAGTGGCTTCAGAAGCGATACGCAGGGCAGGGCTGGTGCGTGAAGGTCATATTGCTTTTGTGGTCTAAAGCCCAAAAGCCATGCCCACTAGATTTAAATACTACTGGCCCGAAAGCTTTGTTAGAATTCCTACAGAAGCAATGAGCCAAACCTTCTGGAAGATCACATGGAAAAAGAAAGACGATAGGGGAGAGTATTGGTGCGTGGTCTCTTCTCAGCCGGATGCCGATAGATTTGAGCGCATTCTTAAAGGCAGCAAAGACGTCGATTGGGTCCAAGTTACTGATCCTGCTCTAGAATCTTCGTTTAAACATTTTCTTAAAAAACCGTGATATAGGGTCGCTCATGAAGCGACTACTATTTTTGTTTATACTTATTGGATGCTCAAGCAAATCCGAGCCATTTCACAATGTGGATTTCGTTAGCGCTTACGACGGAGACACTCTCACAGTTAACCTGCCAAGCGTGCCTAACGTATTCGGTAAAAACATCTCAGTCAGAGTACGCGGAATAGATACACCAGAAATCAAAGGCAAAACAGAATGCGAAATAGAAGCCGCAGTTAAAGCCAGAAACTTAGTCCGTCAGTTACTTCTCTCAGCCAATAGAATCGATCTTGTGAATGTGGGCCGCGATAAATACTTCAGACTTTTAGCAGACGTCATCTTTGATTCTAACTCCTTAAGCCAAGTGCTTATTAAAAAAAGATTAGCAATTTCATATGACGGCGGCCATAAGCCTGATACCGATTGGTGCCCCTCTATCGATTAAACAAAATTTGTGTTATAAGAAAAGCATGGAAGACTTAAAACAAAAAATAGCTTTAGGATATTTAATCGGATTGCCTATTTTTCTTTTTTATATTCAATGGTTTTTCATTAAGAATGATTTAGGATCAAGCGCATGGCATCTTTTATTGATTGCCATACCGCCTGCAATTTTTTTTGGAATACTAAAAAGTCTCAGTGTTTTGAGATTAAATTGACTGGCGCTGGATTCGAACCAGCCATCTTGATTTTGCTTTGCTTTTTAGGACAAAGAGGAATCCCGCTAGGGACGGGTCAAGATTCTCCGCTAGACGGCCCCCCGCCGACACCAGTCACTTAAATTATAACGGATATTTTTTATAGAGTTTGTTTTTTCTATCTTCTTCTAAATTTTTTACTCGGTCCCAAATTGCATCGATAAACTTGCGATCAAATGCTGGCTCAGCGTGGAACTTAGTAAGCTCATCAAAAACTTGCTGCAGAGCTTGAAAGTATCCGAAATCAGCTCCATCTTGAAATTGCTTAAGACGAAACTTCTTTTCAGAGTCACTCTTCATCTTGAAGCGGAAGACACTCTTTTAAAGTGTCATGAATCTCTAGAAGATAGCTGGGAGAAAAAGCGTAATATCCAGAAACTTCTTTCGGTTGAATCTCTGTCTCTTTATCAAAAACTCTTAGGCTGTTTGTCTTATCATCAAACCTTAGGAGCTTTGGAACTGAGTTTCCGTCGAGCACGATTGGCAATTCTCGCTTCGCGTAACAGCCGATCAAGACTAACGGCAATAGTAAGCTGATCCCCACTAACGATAGCCTTTGCATACTTTGACCTCTCTGTTTGATTTAGCTCTTTCTTTTCTTGAAGAGCATCACGCTTCCTTTTAGTTGGATCTAAAAAGAAAACTAACAGCTGAATAATTATTTGAAGAATATTTAAAATCAAACGGCTGGAGTCTTTGCCTTAAACAGCTCAGAAATCAAAGCGCTTGATTCAATAATTAAGTTGATTACCATTTCAGCAATCTTCTCAACAGACTCGTTCTTTGGATCTAGCTCAAGCCTGTTAGCGATATGCGCCTTAAGCTCATTCATTTCACTTTCATCAAGATCAAAATACTCTTCGTCAACCTGAGTAATGTCTTTGATCGCAGGCAAAATGCTAAACAAAACTTCTTTGAAATTCAGTGCGTCTGAAAAACTTACCTTGCCGTCCACTAGAGATTTTTCAATCCCTACTGCTACGTCCAAGACTAAGTTTGATAGTTCCTTAAGATTTTGGATTCCAGTCATTTTCACTCCCCTTTTAAATAAAAACCAGTTTTCATCATTTCAATTAGCTCATGCGCTCTACGCCCAGTTTGCACGCGCCACGCAGAATCTTCCATTTGAATTGCTGCTTCTTCGTAATTTCCATCGCGCAGTGCAGCTAACATTTTCTTAAATCCAAAGAGCTTGGTTAAGCCGATATTAAAACAAAGATTGATTAAGACGTCCTGCCTGACAGGATCTAGATCCTTGAACCAAGGGAAGTTATCTCTAAGCTCTTCATTCACTCGATTGATGTCGTTACGAAGCAGATAGAGCGCTTCTTCTTCCGTGATGCCCAGATCTTCAACATTTCGACCGACACCAATCGTTAGCTTTCCAGCCGGGCATTTGTAGCTCTTAAGCTTCATGCCCTCGTGTTTAATAAGAAGATTAATCAAGCTCATTTATCAGCCTCTTCTAGAGCTTTAGTAAGAGCATCGCTTACGCGGGGATTTGCAAATCGAGAAAGAATTCCCCACATTTTTTGAAGCTCAGACTCGGTTTTAACTCTAAATGTTTTTACCGTGTTAATCTCGCGCCACACTAAATCAGAGTCGCCTTTTTCTTTGCCTTTGAATTCTGCAATTCCAAGCTTTAGATCAATGACCTCTTTTTTAAGTGAATCCAAAGAATCTTCCATCTTTGTGAGCGTGCGCTTGAGAAACCAAAGAAGTAACGCCCCAGCCCCTCCAGCTCCACCAACTGCACTGACAAGTGTGTCTGAGTTAAGATCCATAATTAAGAGTTTCCAAATGCCGGATACATAAATCCGACAACTCGAAGGTCGTCGGCTGTGTTTGATAAAGAGTTGTTGGCTATTGCTGTTGAGGCTGTTGCGGATGTAAAAAAGGCAATTGAGTTAGAGGCGCTTGTGTCAATATACGCGACTGTTGGAATAGCCGAAGACCCGGCAATTCGGTTAATTGCCCCTCCCGTAAATCCGGCAACGCTTACAAATCCAACCAGCGGTAGCGCTAGCATTGGTAAGCCAATTTCTAAAGTGCTGCCGTTAGAGCCGTTAGTACAAAGACCAGCCGCAGTCGTATCAAACCAAAGGTGTATATATCCGCTCATCTGTATTTTATAAAATGCGTTAATGCTGGCTGGCGTGGCCCAGCTCGGGCTTCCAGAGCTGGCGAAATATCGTCCTGCAGCAGTGAAAAGAGCTTCTCCAGCACTCCATAAAAAATTAATACCTTCATAGTTGCTTGGACGTATGCCGTCGTTTGTGGACAATGTTTGTACGGTCCAGTCATCCGTTGTAACAGCCTTTCGCATTCTAATTCCACCGATTCGCAAAACAGGCCGAGACGTATAGTTCGAGGTTGTTAATGACGACCCAAATAACCAAATACTTGAATCACTAGGGGTTACAGATGGAGTTAGCTTGTAACCTATTAAGTTTGTTGAGCTGGGAGACGCTGTCATTGTCGGATTAGGACTTATTCCAAAAAGCAAATTTCCTGCCGTATCATCTCTATTCACAGCATACAAAAAGAACGGCCTATCATTTGACCAAGCAACCGCTGGTTTTGTTCCAAACTCTTCACCAGCAATGTCGCTAGTTCCAGCAAACGAATCGTCATTGAAGCTTTGATTTGCTGTAAGTGTTAAGCGAACCAATCGCCCAGGGTTGGCTTGCGATCCTATGACCACATAGCCTGGGTTAGATGCAGACAAGTTAGCTCCATCAGCCCCGCATACAGTGAACGTGCCAGAAGCTAAACGAACGCCAATGTTAAAAGTTCCAGGCGAAGTGTCGGCCTGAGCGACAAGACTTGTAATGTTTTGAGTCAGCCCTGTTAAATATCCAACCTCAGTTGATGTCACTGTAGAAGCTGTAATCACCCCACCAGCATTTGAAACAAGCGCGCGGTTTGCTGTAAAAGTACCAATCGAGCCAGCATTAACAATGTCGTCAGGAGTATAGCCAATGACCGCATCTGCTGCCGCGTTCCATCCAAACAAAGTCGTCGGGGCTGGTGGAGCGATAGTCGTATCGACAGTCGTTAAATCAACACTCTCAGGAACTCTCAAGGTTCGATCTAAATCGTCTTGCTGCTGCTGAGTAATCATTGTGAGCTTGTCGAAAGCGTTCTCATGAAGCTCAGCAAAATACTCAGACTGATTTCTAAACTCTGTAAGCTGAGTAAGTGGCTGAACTCTCGAGATAGTCAGGTTTTGGCCAGTCGCTAGATTCCCAGCCGTAAGAGTAATCGACCCGCCCGTATTCACCTGTACGCCCGTTACGGTGTAATCAGTATTTAAAACCAGCGTCGTATCAACCCCTGTAGAAACATTGGTTTGAATAACAACAAGATCTGAGGCTAAGAAAATTTTGAACGTGTATGAATACGTTGCCGTCGTATTGTTACCTACATACTGATTCACGCTAGTTGTGTTTGTAATGCTCATGAGATCCCCTCTTTATAATTGATAGTGAGACACCCATGAGACACAGACACCGCAGAAGGCGCGTGTTCAAGGGTTCTAGTAATTTTGTAAACGATTGAATTAATTCGATTCGTGAATAGGGCACGAGCCTTGCAGATGAATATCACTATGGAAAAGCTTTTTTCTTTTATCAGAGATGCCGCAAAAGAATATCCCGTTGGATTGTTTTTTGGTGGAGTAGGTCTTGGTGTTTTTATGGGCCTTATTATCTCTGCCGGAATCTTCTCTGGAGCCGATGCCGCATTCCGTATATTTGAGCAAAGCGGGATATTGCTTTTCTTTGCACTTTGTTTCGTAGGAGTTGCTTCTGTATTTAAGGCTATTCTTGAGGGCTCAAAACATAAAAGCAAATCTGAATAATTTTTGTAAACGCCTATCAACGCCCGCCCCCTGACTTTCCAGTCACTAGGCCACGAGTAAAATCAATTGGTCCGCTCGGATCTGCCTTACCACTTTCGACGTCCATCAAATATCCTATCGGTCTAGCCAGCGGAAGAAGCGGCAGCTTCGTAACGATTCCCATTAATGTTAAAATATCCCTGACGTCTTGCTTCTTAACGTCTTCCCCTAGGGCTATATCGTAAATATCTTTAGGCGCTCTTGCGGCGCTTTGCACTGCGCTGAGTGCTGGAGAAACCGTTATGCTGTCATTATAATATTTGTCGTCAAAATAATTTAAAACTGAATTGATCACAGTTCCCCCGCCGGGAATCATGGCCGTTGCAAATCTCGCTTGAGAGAATAAAAATATATCTGCCAGGTCATCCAAATATTCATCGTCATCGTCTGCGTCTAGGTCATCTCCTGAAAGACCCCGCCGTATACCTTCCGCCACAACGGACGGAACAAAAAACCCAAGTAAATAAATATTCATGAGTAGGGGAGTCTTGGCCATTTTCCCAACAGTGGTGCGATTTACCTTAACCGCCTCAGTGGTGTTTAAATTCAACATGCTTATAAAGTAGCGAGTAAACATCGTTATGAGCTTCGCTGTCTCGGTGTAAGTCTCCAGCCGAGTCATATTCTCTGCACCGCCTACCGCTTGCGTTTGGCGTACAGCTGAATCAGCCGAACGAATTGCGTCCTTATCACTCATGCCCTGGTCTATCGACTGATTGTACGCCCCACTCCAAACCAAGACGTTTAATTGGTTTTGAGTAAGTCTTTGCAAAACCTGGCCAAACTGTCTGGCAAGATCTTGCGCCTTTCCGACGGCCTTTTGATCGGAGATAAGGGCCTCAATTTCTCCAGCGGTCTCGGCAATTTCTTCCTTTAAAAGATCCGACATAAAGTCAGACTTATTAGCTATTTCCTCAGCAAAGGCTTTGGGCTGCTTCACATAGGCGACAAAAGCATTCTTTAGATACTTTGCTTTTACCTTTAAAAGAGCAGGTCCAATACCCGTAAAGTTCTGAGCCGCGTTAATAATGTTCAAAGAAAGAAACTGCATTGTCGTAGATTGACGAACATACTTTGAGAGAGAATCGATGCTTCTCATAAGAGTGTTGTCAGAAGGAACAGAGACTAATTGCTGAGCCGATCTTTGCAGCCAAGGCTTAAGCATTTCTCTGACTGCGTTAGGATCAAAGGCACCAATCATCTTCTCAAAAGTTTCTGAGTAAACGAGCCTTGCTACGTCCATGACTGGATTTTGAAGATGCGCAAACCGAAGAGCCCAATCTAGGTGGGAATTAATGGCCCTAAGGTCCAGCAATAAAGGAGCCGCATACTCTTCGTTTCTCGTTTGAGTAGAACCACTCCCAGTCGTAGGCCACGCGTAAGAGTTATTCAAACGCTCCATTATATTCTTGTCGTCTAATATTTCCTGTCTTTGAACTCTTTGAGAGTCGATTCTTGCGGGCGCATAACCGCCTCGATACGTGCCAAACTCATTCGTAAACGAATTCGCCGTCACCTCATTAAAGTATCTTCCATAGCGCTTATAATGAGCCTTTTGAAGTTCTGGCTTTAGCTCTTCGTACAAATCCCAAACCTGCTGAATAGCGTCATAGTCGGCCTTTGTAAGCACGCCCTCTCTTCGCATGCGAGCTTCAAACTGATCCCATGCGGCAGTGTCTAGGGAGCCGTCTGGATTAAATGCCCCCCAGCCTTCTCCGCGAATGAACTTAGAGAAGTTAGAGTCATTTCCACGGTGCATGAGAGCGCCTAATAATTCTTGTTTGCCTTTAAATTTAAAAGGCTTCCCGGGTCTTTCGGTCGCGATAATTTCTTTAAAAGACGTATCTTTTAAGACTGGCTGCAAAATATCTAAGACTCTCTTTGAGTAAACAGCCTTTTGTTTCTTATAAGCCGCAACTCCTTCAATAACTGGGTCAAAGATAAGCTTCCTAAATGTGCCGTTAATATCTCCCAGGTCCATCGCGTCGACCCAAGACTCAACCGACCGAGTCCAAGAAAAATAAGAAAGCGCGAAGTTTTTAATTCTATCCAAGCGAGACATTGTCTCGTCGTATTCTCTATCCTTCTGAACATTCAGCTTAAGGGCTTCGTCAGTCTGCGCCTGCAGCATATCGAGAGCGACCTGTTTATCGATCTTCTTGCCGTCTAAGAAAACTTCTTGAGTCGACTTAGAAAGAGCCCACAAGGAATTAACCGATTCAGACACCTGCTTAAACTCGTTAAAAGAAAGCTGTTTGTAAGGAGTGGGGTCAATATTAACCGACTCCACCATATCCTTAAGAGTCGCATAGGCCTCGGGATCATATGCCTTAATCGGACTCAAATACTGCTCAGCGGTTTTTGCTGTTTTCGTACCCAATCCAAAGTTAGCAATAATCGACTTGGCCGCATTAACAAGATTAGAGTCTCTTCTTAAACTAACAGCCTTCTCATCCGTCATTCTGGAAATCTTGCGAAATTGTTTCGCAGACTTCGTGATTAAATCTCTCGCTTCTACAGCTTCACGATAAAGAGCGTGATTCAAAGCTTCTTTTCTCTTAGCTTCAAAAGCTCCAGCTATATCGCCTTTAAAGAATAATTCACCAGCAAGCTTAGCCTGCTTTCTTTCTGCAAGTTCATAAACGCGTGGAGAAATATCTCCTACGTTTTGTTTTCCTATGACTTCCATCGCTTGGGCGCGCAGTGCTTCTTTAGAAGGAATGCGTCTTGAAATCCGCTTCCCGAGTTGCTTTAAGAGCGGCATATTTACTTCTGCCAAGCGCTCAAGCTCCATACGAAGCATACGCTCGCGGGAATCATTATGAACCGCTTTCATCGCTTCTTCAGAAAATTGAGGCGTACCTAAAAGGTCCGGGTAAAGAGACTGCATGGTTTCATCAGTAATTCGTTTGATGAATTCTTCTTTAGGCTCAGCGTTTGAAATGGACTGAAGTAAATCATCCCCGCTTTGAAATCCTAAAATCTCTGCAGCCATATCGGCTGGAACGCCCGTCTTCTCGTTAAATATTCCTTTAGGCGCTCCAGAAATGTATTCTGAATTTATTTCAGCCTTGGATAACTTAATCGGATATTGGCCTTCTGGAAGTGGCGACCCGTCAGGCAGCTCGCCTTTTTGCAAAATAGAAAGCGCTCTATAAACAGGCGAAGCATTGGCCTCAGCCCTAGCTTGTTTCTCAATTTGCGCGCGTCTTTCTTTGTATTCTTTACGTTGACGCTTTCGAAGATCTTCCATCACTTCATTTGTGATTGTCTCTTCTGCAAACTGACGCGCTTCCATAACTGCTTCTTGATATTTGGCCCACTGCTCGTCATTCATTCCAGACGCTTCTTGAGTGGTAAAAATAGGCGCTTGATTTTGAGCAGCTTGCGCATCTGCAATCTCTTGCTCAGAAGCTAACAGGCGATCAAAGATCGCACGAATCTCAGGATTTATTTGAGAGCCAGGAACGAGCGATTTATAAATCTTCGTAAGCCAATTTTTAAACGACTTGAAAGCTTTCCTAAGTTTTTGAGAAGGAGCTTTACCTTCCATGAGATACTGCTCAAAACTACGAGCCCACTTCTCTTGCTGAGGCTCGCCAATTTCATCAAAAGATTTAACATCCAAGAAATCCAAGATTGCCTGAGAGTCTTCCAAAAACCTGGATTGAGCGGGGGTAAGGGTAGCTGGGTCTCTAGCTTTGAGCGCTTCCGTGTCTTCTTTAATTTCATCAAGGTATAAATGTCCTGATTCATGAAGGAATGTTGAAGGATCTGCACTCTTAAAAAGACTGATTATCTTTTTATTTCTGCTAAGTTGGATCTGACCCTTGATGCTTCCAGAATCGTCTTGATTAGCGATTACTGGTTCTGAACTAACTCCAGCTCTTCTAAGAGCCGCGTCTTGTTCTTCTTGACCCAGTCTTCCCCATTCTTCCCAATCAATTCTTCCGTCCCGTTCAGGAAAAACATTAGATTGTCTTCCTTGATCGGAAGATTCTCCAAGTTGACGTCGAGCAAGCTCAGTGCGCGATCTAACCGCACCTTGTTCTCTGGAGAGAGATTCTGGATATTTAAGGAAGACGACGTCTGGTCGGTCATATTTTTCATAATTCCACCCTCTTGGAGCATATTTATCATCCCAAGTAATGCGCTTTTCTTCTACAAATCCGAACCCATTGTAATACTTAGGTAAAAATCCATCTAGGGCATCAAGGGTTTTGGCCCCTCTTGAGATTCCGTCGACAATCGCCTCACGAGCTGCGCCAGGCTTATCCGAGTTATTAAAAACCCCAATCATATCAAGGTCTGGAGACAGGGCATAACCAACGCCATCGGGGGTTAGAAAGAGCTGATAATCTTTAAGCTCTTCAGCTGTGTAAGGAGTTAAAAACTGGGCTCTTTTGCTCTGATCTCTCGCCTTGATAAACTCTTCTGGAGTCACAGCATTAAACGTATTTTCTGAATCCTTCTGAAAAAATGTTTGTTTTTCATCTCCAAACTTTTTTAAAAGTAATGGGTCTGTAGCTTTTCTGACTTCAGCCATTGCTTCGGCTTCAGAAAGATTAAGAGTTTTAGATAATTTTTTTATACCACCAGCGAATTGAATAACGCTGTCTGCTGTAGGTTCAATGATGTTTACATTAACGCCAGCCTCTTTCAGCTTCTCAATGGCTATAAATTGTCTTTGCCTAGATGGCAAAGCTTTGAAAACTTCTCTGTTAAAACTAAATGCAGAACCGTCTCTTACAATCTCACCATTTTCAGGAGTGACGTAAAAATTTACAGTCGTGCCTTGTGGTAAAGATTCAATGTAGTCATTAGCTCCAATAAGATCGCTAGACGTGTTAATTGTAAGTGGAATTCCTTTTTCTGCGTGCTTTTGAATAAGCTGCTGAGTGGCTTTATATTTGCTGTCTAGCCAAGAAAGAGGATCAATGTCTTTACCGTCGTTATTCAGACCTTGAATTTCTGGATTTCCAATTACTCCAGTCGGCTCAGCTAAATAATTTGGAGCAAATCCAAGTCCTTTAATTTTTTTATCTGCGACGTAAGAACTTCCATTATTTTTTTGAGCTTTATCAATAGCTTTAAGAGCTATTTTATCGTTTCCAAATCTAGCTTTTAATCTTTCAAGTGGTGGAAGTGGAGTTTCTGAAGGCTCTCTTAAGGCGGCCTCTTCTTGCAACTCTTTTTGAAGTTCTTTCTGTTTTTTAAATACTCCAAAATCAATTATCTCAGCCTGATTTAAAACGTGCTCTTCTGGAGTAGTAATCGCTGGAGTCGTCCCAGCCTGAATCGTTACATTCTGATTCTTATATAATTCTTGTGGATCTACTCCTAAAAGATTAGCTCTTTGAGTAACTCGAGACTCTGTGATCTTCGCTTGCTCTTCAGCAACAGTCGGATCAGTGCCAGCAGCAATCAACTGCTCCTTAACAATCCTTTTCACTTCTGCTGCAGACTGTTCGACTGGAGTAGGCGCTTGCGCTTCATCCGCTACAGCCTGAACTTCCTCACGCAAAAGTTTCGTCTCATTTACAGACGAATGATCGGGCTGATACTTAATGTCATCCTTAAGGCCGTTGTAGTCTTCTTGATTAAGCCTAGCCGTCCACTTCGAAGTAGGAATCTTAATGTCAGTTCCAGTTTCCTTGGCCGTGTCATACGCCTCAATTGCGTCTAGCTTTTGTAGAACTTCTAAAGGATTTTCATCCTTCGACTGAAAGTAAGTCTCAAAACTCTCAGGCGAAATATAAATACTCTCGTTTTCTGTGCCATTTGTTTGCGTTTCTAAGTAACTCTCAAAACGCTCAGGACTTCTTTGACGAAGCTTAGACTCGGCAGCGGCTTGACCTATCTCTGTGTAAGTCTCAGCAGAATTACTTGCTCGCCTCTCTCGATCTACTTTTCTATCAACGCTTTGTAGCCCAGTAAGAATTGCGCCTGGCGCACTAATCCCGGCTCCAGTAGCGCCGCCAAGAGACGCAGAGACTAAAATGTCCTGCATTAAAGTATCTAGCGCTCCCGGATTAACCCCGGTTAAATAACTAGAAACAGATTGCCCAGCCTGAGTAAGACCCTCTCCAGCGGCCTCCAAAACACCTTGTTTTGCAAACACAAGGGCAGCCTCTTTAAACACAACATTGGCAACGCTTTGGCCATACTTTTTCGTAATCGCTTCAATAGGTAAAACCGTGAAGATCTTCTCTCCGATAAACTCAAAAGCTGCGTTAGAAATTGCGTTTGTAGTCTGAGCCACTGGACCAACTCCAGCCTCAAGGCCTTCGGCACTGGCCTGCGCTCCTGAGGTAGCAGCTCCAATTGCTGCTGCTGCCGTACCATATCCACCTAAAGAGCCTGCTACAATTCCGAGTGTAGTTGGAAGAGTTTCAACAAGCTTATAAGCAAACTGTCTTCCCGCAGTCTTGTAGTCTCCATCTTCTATGGACTGAAAAAGCTCTTCATTGCTTACGGTTTTCTCAGTAGCCATTTCTGCATACTCTTTTGATCTGCGATCGAAATATCGAGTAACAGGGTTGTCCAAGAGGATGCCTTCTTTTGGATACTGAAACTTATAGGGCTCATAAAGATCGGGCCGCCCAGTAAGCTCTCCTTGAGCGCCAAGCGCCAAGTTGTAAGGCAGCGCAAGTGCCTGGCCTGCTGCCGCTGGTATCTGCGCAACACTTTTTCCAAGTGACGCTATGCCAGAATTGAACTTGTTATATAAATCAGAAGCAAAAGAATATCCTTCAATTGCCGATGACATCCGCTTTAAAGTAAGAATATCGTCATGCGCAATTCCAGCATTATCTGGATTCTCAAGCCACGCAGACATTTTAGGAAAGCTTCTTTGCAGTGTACTTGGATCTAAACTTTTAAGATCTTCAGCCTGCTTAAACGCAGAATAATCCGATTCAACTAAATCGCTAGGCACCTTCATTTTGTCTGCGATATTTAAAACCTTCGCATACTCGTCAGGATTCTTCTGCACTCCAACATACATGGACTGCTTAAGCGCGCTTGGCGCTGTCTGGCCTAAAGCCTCACTTGAATACGGATTATTCACTACAGAAGGAGATTCTGGAACAAGACCCAATGACTCACTTGAATACGGATTATTTTCGGACATTAGATCCCTCTAGTTGCAAGCGTCTTACATAACGCTCGATAACATTTTTCTTAGTCGGAGTTCCACCTTCTGCACGGATGGCCGCAGAAATTAAATCAACGTCTGTTTCTGGAATATCCTCTAGATCATAATCTTCAATAGTGACTTCAAACGGAAATCTGGCATTAGTTCCAAAAATAGCTCCTGGAACCAAAACGCTCTCAGTCGCTTGGCTCTTCACAACGGCATTCATTTCTTCGTAACCAAGTCTTCGACCAAGCTGAGCTTCTTTAGCGAGAATTGCAGAATGCACATTAGTCTTAAATGCCAATGATTTTTCTTTATTAAAACCAAGACTTTCTGAAAGAGCCGCAGTTAACTTCTCTTCTGCTTCAGAGAAACTCAATTCTTGAGTGTTGCCGCTCTTTGCATCAGTCCAAAGATTTACAACTTCTTTCCGCTCAGTCGCTCCCAAAGAGTCAAAGAACTCAATAGGACTTTTTGAAAGCATCTCATTTCTAGTTCGAGGATTAGCAAGCTTACTTTTAATATCAAAATAAACCTCCCAATTTGTCTCTGTAGTTTTACCAGAAACCTTATTTGCATAGAGGCTTTGAAGCTTCTCTGCATTTGCAGCATCCATCTCTTCCAAAAGAGTCGTAGGAATGGGCCCATTATTCTTTAAAATGTAGGTGTCATAAGCAGACTCTAGCGTCTGAGAATTCTTCTGATCCGCGTAAGCCTTCTGCTCATTTACTATTTCTTTATATTGATCCTTGGTCGCTTTAAATAAGTCGACATCTTCAGTGCCAACTCTTCTTCTAATTTCATCAAGAGCTTCTTGGCCGGTCTTCCCAGATCTATAAACCTGATCCGCTACTCGGAAAGATTCTCCACGTATAGACCCGGCCCTAACAAACTTCTCTACCTTTCCAATGTCTTCTCCAGAAAAGCTGGCCTTGTTGGCTTCGAAATACTTCTTAGCCAAAAGATCCTCTCCGTTATCAATCATTCGAGCGACAATGTCTGTGTTTGTCTTGCTGATAGATTCTGTACTTTTAGCCGTAAACCAATCGTCAGATAAGCCGTTTCGCCTTTGATATTCCCTAAGTGCATCCGTTTGACGCTGAGTAGAGTCAGCTACAGCCAAAGGATCTTTATAGTTCTGTACGGCCAAATCTTTTTGAACCTTGATATAATTTTCAGTCGATTCATTTTCGTACTTCTTCAGCTCAACAGCCGAGTACGTATCAACAGATCGATACAAAGAATCATACCGATTCTGAGCAGCCTTTTTTGCCATCATTTGCTGGTCAGTATTGGTAAGACCTTTGTTTAAGTCGGCCAGTCCTTTTTCCCATTCTTCTTGGACTGCCTGCAAAGCTCCCGCAGCATCCTTGCCTCGGAATGTCTCAGCCTTCTTTGTAAGATCCGACTGAAGCCTTGAAAGACTTGAATCATAGTCTTGGATAGCAATCTGATCCGCGCTCTTCTTTTGGTCTTGATAAAAAGCCTCAGTGGTCTTGAGAAGATTATTCGCAGCATTCTCAACCCCCTGAGAAGATCGACCTAGATTAAATAATTCCGCAGGCGCTTGAGTGCTTACATTAGGAATTCTAATCGCTTGTTCTGATACTTGCTTGTTGTAGCTTGGAACGCGTGGCAATTGATTAACCCCTATCCCTCTAGTTTGAAAATATTATTAGAATTAGAATAAAGCGCAGTCGGAGCTTCTGGAGCTGCGACACTTGTCTTCGGAGCACTTACGCCTTTATTCAAATAGTAAGCAGTCAAAAGCCCTGAGTTTGCGGCATTAAGTCCACCAGTAACCAGGGTATTCGCCGCTGATCTATCTGCAGCCAATCGAGACATGTTCGCTTGATTCATAAGGCTGGTACTCTGAGTCTTGTAACCCCACGCTTCTCTGTAGGCGTTTGTCTTAATCTGGATAATATCCAGGTCACCAAGAAGCTTGCTAGACTCTCTCACGTTTTGAGCAGATCCAGAAAACGCATCAATGCCAGAAGCGGCACTCGTTAAAATCTGCTCGCCTTCTAAATTACGAAGACGTCGCTTAAGTTCTGCTGCCTCTTTATTGCCGCGCTCAATAGCGTCTGCTGCAGCAATCTCAGAATAGCTGGACTGGATTCTAAGCTGGCTCGATTGATACCGACCCATTTCTTTTTGCAAAGAAGCGTTAGAAAAAGCAGTCCCTAAAGAAAACATTCCTTGAATCGCTTGAATCGTTGCAAGGCTGGTTTCTGGTTTCATTCAGTGGCCTCCAACTTTGATTTGAAAAAAGTCTCCGTCTGGTGAATCAATTCAGAAAGACCAGAATCTTTAATCAATATTTCTGAAACCATTTTCTCGTAAAAAACCTTGAGAGCTACTGTCGATAGAATCTGCATGACTGGTGCAGGTAGACTCTTTGAATTGTTGTTAATGTTTGCAAGTCGTGACCGCTCAATCGCTATTGTAAAATCATCTATTTCTTTAAAACATTGAAGCCCAAGTAATTGGTTCATGATCTTCTCCTAGAGCTTCCAAACGCATACTGCCCGGCGGGTATGATAGAGCCGAGAGTCGCAGGAAGCGGATCTACCTGACGAACAAATACAGACCCAGATGCATCCCATTTACCTTGAATCTGAACTTCGCCTTTTCCTGTCTTAAGAGCGATAGGGTCATCATAGAAAATATTATCGCTAAGCTTCATCTCCACAAGATTCGCAAGTGGATCTGAACCAGTAGGCTGATCCGCTCCGACAAAGAGCCCGCGAGTCTCTACAAGATCCATCGTGACGCGTGTAACAAGCTGCTTCTTATCTGAAATCGTTTCTCCAGAAGGAAGATCTGCATCAAGCGTTTTAATGTCTGAGACAAATGGAATCCCTACGGTCACAACTGTTGCGGCTGTGTCGAGTGTGATTGATCCATTGGTCACTGTATAAACTGGATAGCCAGAATTATTAGGACTTGCGACAACGTATCCATCTGCAAAAATAGAAACTTGCTTGCCTTCTAATTGAAGCAAGCCAGTAAATGTCTTTTGCGCGAGTAAGTAATCTGAAGCTGCGCCACGAAGGCTTGCTGGAACAAGTCGATTGACCATGCCTGTAACGACAGTCGTAGAAGTATAGCCCTGAATTCTAAATCTTATTTCAGTTCCGTCAGACGCTTCAAGTCTAAGCTCAGATCCAATTAAGCCAGGCGTTGCAATTGCAGAAGTGAACGTGGCTGTAATCGTCTCGCCGTCATCCCAAGTCGCGCCCCCAGAAAGAGTCACAGCTATGCCTGTACTTAAAGACGTCAGATCAAAAGTGGTCGCGCAGTCCATGCCGACATAATCAACAATGTCGTTAATCTCTCGATCAGCAAGCTTTTCAATGCACTTCCAGGTTTGACCGTTTACCGTTCTTTCAACGATAAAATAAACAGCGTTTCTAAATGTGCCGTTAGATACTGGCCACACTTGAGAGCCGCTTACGTAGTTATTTGGAACTTCTGGTATTGTAGTTATGTTTTGAAATAGTCCATCCGTGTCGTGACGATGCCATGCTAAAACTTGCTGATCCTTATCATAAGTACAACCAAGTAAAACTCCATCACTTCGACAAGACCAAATAATAGACTGCGGATTCTGCTGATGCTCCCAATCTACAATTGTAAACTTATCAACTAAATGACTTGAAAAAGTGGTCAGATCTAGCCCGCCTGACACAGAAGACCTTTTCAAATAATCGAGTTCAAATACTTTACCAGAAGATGCCTGAACAAAAATCGGAGAAGTGCCAACAAGCAACGGAGAAACAAATAAGCTTATACCAAACGTGGAGATTCTTCTCGCGTTAATTGAGTCTGGTCTTAAAATGTTTGCGTTGTCTCCAGTGATTAAATATTCAGCATTTGAAGTAAAACAGAATAAATCGTCTGCAGACAAAAGCCCGATAACTCTTGTTCTTGCTTTTGCCACAATAGAAAACTGAAGCCCGTCGTTAGATTGGGACGGCGTGCTAATTAAAAAGTTTTCTCTAATACCAGGCTTAGACATCCAAATCGTTTGTGGAAGTTCAGTAGATCCACCCAAGGCCAGGCGAGATTGGTGGTATGTAATAGCTCCTGGATATTCATTAGAAGTTCCAAAAAACGTCTGATTGACCGGAGGTCTAATTGAAAAGTCTGGAACAATGCCCGTGTCTGAAAAAGAAGAGCTTTGAGACGTTCCTATATATCCAAGTCCACCGCCCACAAAAGAATAAATGTTATAGCTCGCAGCTCCAGTAACATTCGCCCAGTCTAAAAAAATTGGAGCTGCAGCTGTAGCTACTGTGCCCGAAAAAGTTCCAGAAGATGTCGCTAAACTTTCTTCTCCTGTTGCTGAAACTGCAGTGACCTGTACAGCGTAAACCGTAGGCCCAGCCGCACCGCCAGTTACAGTAATTGCTCCTGGGCTTGCTATAGTTGGCCCAGGTGTAAAATCTGTGAGCGTCCAGTTTAAATCAGAAATATATGAAAGCTCTTGAACGCGATCAGATGTTGTGACGAAAGTCATAACGTCTGCAGCTTGAGCATATCTTAAATACTGAAGCTCAGAAGCGGCGTATGAAGTCGCTAGAGAATAAACACGCTCGGCTGTGCCAGTAGGAACATAAACACCGAAGCTACTCGTATCAACAATGCTCCCGGTGTACATATCAACAAGCTCAAAAGTGTCTGTCGTTTCATTAAAAACTTTAAAGTACTTTCCATTAAGCTCGGTCATTCCAGCTACAGAAAGAAAAACATAATCTCCAGAAACAAAACCATGTGCTGCAGAAGTGACTACTCCTGGATTTGCTCTTGTAATTGCTGAAATGTTTTTAGCAGCCTCTTTTATGTACTTTCCATTTTTTAAAAATCTCATTCTCGTTTGAGTAAGAACCAGTACATAGTTTTGAGTCTCAGACTGATAAAAAGGAATGAGCCTTGAAATCCTATTAACAGCAGCGGCAAAAGGTTCGGGCAAATGCGGCTCGCAGTAAATAGTACCAGGACGAGTCGAAACAGAGCCGTTCGTATTTACAACCCAATTCCGACACGTCTTTAATCCCTGAGAATACTTTACTGTATCCGCTCTAGAATAAAGCTCAGGAGAGATTTCCCCTCCTGACATGCTACGCTGCGCAAGACTCGTCATTTGCCGTACATGACCTCAGCCGTAGGAATAATTTCTTTATCAGAAACAAATTCCATATCTGTAATCTGTAGTTCTACAGCGCGGTTGTACTCTGACTCAGTAGTCATCTTTACTTCCACCATAGCGCTAATCATCATTTTCTCACCTAGCTTGGGCATCTCTTTCATCCCAAGCTTTTCCATGGCTTCTTTATCCAAACGAATACATAACCCGTATGAATATTCGCCCATCTCTTCTTTTTCCATTTTCATATTAATCATTTTTATCTCCATCTTTGATCGAAAAAATCTAAACCAAAATCACCATTTCGAGCTTGAATAAACTCAGACTGAGGAATCTCTTCTTCCTTCTCTTCGTTTGCATTTCTTGCAGTCGCTTGAGTTCCATAAAACTGTGCAAGCTGCAGCATGCTGTTTGATATGCCAGGATTGTCCCCATTCGTAATGCTGGGAGCAATGTAAGCGGCAAGCAAATAAGCAAAAGCCATCTTGAAATCAGACGGATACAAATCAACACTCGTAATCTTTACAGTGTACTCACCAATTGCATCTTCTTGATCCGTAAAAATAAGCTTACCAGCTGAATCCGTAGCGTT